AAGTGAATAACATTAAAGGAATTAAAGGAGTATATTCATATCAAAAATTAGATTTATTATATGGACTTGGGTCTAGTGATTTATATTTGTGATTTAATCTAAATTGTGGTGTCAATCCATCATCAGTACCAAATAGCTGGTCAGAAGTTGGTACATTTGAAATAAATGAAACACCACTAGTAAATCCAATTAATATTGATGTACAATCAACAACAAATAAAATTATTGCTTGTGGTAGTGATAACAATCTTTATCAATCAACATATGCCACATTTCCATTTGAACTTATATTTTTAAATCAAGCAGAAGCACAACTTCAGGATAGTTTCGTTTATGGTTTACAAGCAAATTATACATCATCCTTAGTAAGAACTTTTCGTCTACAAAGTCAATCTTCAGAATCAATATTTAAACAAGGGTCAAGATTTTGGTCAGCAGAAAATGCAGGTTTAACAACGAGATTAAACATATACGATTTAAATTTTAATCTTTTAGAAACAAATCCAAATTTTGATACTAATTTAAATTTTATGACATATTTTAAATCAGCCGGATTATTTGCATATCAAAACAACACACCAGAGGTAGTTGTAAGAAGAATATCAGATAAAACTATAGTTCAGAGTTATCCTATTCCAGAAGGAGGAACTTTAACTATATTATGCGAACTTGATTCTACACATTTTGCTATGATTGTTGATCAAGTTGTGTATATTTTTGATTACACATCAACTAATTATATTACATATATTGCTATTCCAAATGATGCTTATGATATGGATGCTAATCAAACAGATATTGTAAACGGAGCATCATCATTATATGTATTATCTCAAAATTCAACAATTTATAGAATAACATTTACAAATAATACATATGCAACTGCAAATACACCAGTTTTAATATATACCGAAACTAGAACAAATTTATCAATTAGTTATTTAGAATGCCATCAAGGAATATCGGCAATAGGATTTATTACAGCAAATCGAACAGTTCCATCATCTCCAACAAATGTTTCATTAAATTTTTTATATCAGTATGGTAATCCATCATATTCATCTAATAATCGAACTACAACACCAATAAGTATTAGTTATACTAATTTTAAATATGGAATTAGAAAATATGAAACGTATATGTTAAATACTGTATCATCATCACAATTATTTACTTTGGTAAATACAAATGGTTTTCAATTAGATGCTGTATGTGTATCAAGAAGTAATCAAAATAATTTATATGCTATCGGAAAAGCAGATGGTAAAATATATGAAGGAAGTTTATTAAACAATTCTGTAACTTTTACTTTAATGGATTTATTCCAAAATCAAACATATAATTATTTAACATCAACACCAAATACACAACAACAAATAGAATCTACTTTATATTTATATGGTCTTAGTTCCCAAAATTTAATAACAAGTTTACCATTAACAGACGAATGTGGAGCTATTGCTAAAAATGATGTAGCAAATCAATATATGGTATCATATACAGCACAACAAAAAGTTCAAGCATTTAATGCATCAACATTTGCATCTCAATTTACATCAAATTTATCGGGTGCATATAGAATAATGACAAAAAATGGCAGTGATGTTGATGTAGGAGGCGTAAATATTTTTAACATTTCTGTTTTAATAAATGCTATTAATTTAGCACTTATTGAAGCGGCAAATAAAATAAATCAATCGCTTGGAACAGGAACTATAACAACGGCACCATTACTAACTCTAGATTATCAAACAGGATTATGTTCCCTAGCATATCCATCTGTTTTAACACAATCAGGAAATGGTATATTATTTAATCAAAATTTAATAAATTTAATCTATTTTCAAACAGTTCCTGATACATTGTCATCTTTATTACTATTAGTATTAAATCCACAAGCTGAATCAATAACACAAACAACTAAAACTATTTATCAGTTTAATCAGTTATCTAGAATACTTTTTGTATCTAATACTATTTTCGTTGTAGGTAATTGGTATGGTATCAATAGTTTTAGTCATATACTAACAGATATAGATGTACCAATTGATCAATTTGTTGAAAACTTAGGTCAAAGGTTATATTATCAACCACCATTCTTAAGAACATTTTTTATGAATTCTAATTTACCACTTGAAAGAATTCAATTACAAATTTTATACGAATATAGAAATGGTAGTCAATTTCAATTATTGATCAATCCACAACAAAATATGAACTGTAAATTACAATTTGTAAAAAAATAAAATAATATAAATTATCGAAAATGATAAAACATATAATAGTTAATCTTTTTAATTTATAAAAATACATTTTTTTTTCTATTTCTATTTTATATCATGGCTAGTAATAGAAGCGATTTACAATTAGTTTTGGATAACCGCATTAACGTATCAAAAGATAGCGTAGGTCTTGTAGAAATATCTGCTGTAAATGCAAATTATTTTGAAGTTCCCGCTGATGGTGGTTCTACCGCATATTCATCTCAAATTCTTTTCTCACAAATCGTTACACCTTCACTTTTTAATACACTTGTATCTAAAAATCCACGTATTCGTTATCAAGTATCATTTTCAGTAAATGAAGCAGCTGGTGGTGACTTCCCTATTTTTTCTGACCCTTGGACACCAAATGTTGCTGTTGATTCTGTCTGGCGCGCATACCCCCTCCAGAGTGTTTGTGATACAATCTCACTAATTCTTAACGGTAGTACTACAACTATTAATTCACGTCAAGTTCTTCCACAAATTCAACGTAAATTACCAAAAGATTGGCTTAAACAACAATCTACTGAATGCCCCTGTATGGCTGATAATATTGCAACATTAATACAAAATAGCAATGGTAGTTCTCAACAACCAACATCTAATTATCAAAATTCAGATGGTACAACACGCGGTTCTTTTGTACCTATTAGTAAATCAGTTGTTGGTAATGTTGCAACATATGTATGGGATATTTCTGAACCCCTTTTAATATCACCTTTCGGAATTTATGATAAGGATGTATTTCTTGCTAATGTAAATACTATGTCTCTCTATCTTAACTTTTCAAATTTAGGTGATATGATTGTAGCAACCGGTACCCCATTCGACCCAACATTAATTTCAAATTTTCAAGTAAAAAATGCCCGCTTAGAACTTACTTATCTTCAGGTAAGTCAAGATGTGGTTCAAATACCCCGTCTCTATTCAACACATTATGAAAATGTAACATATTTTCCTAGAACTGATAATGTTTCAGCTAATTTCTTTGTTGGAACAAATGAAACTTTCTTAACACAAACAATTCAATCTGATACATTACGTCTTTCTAGTCTTCCAGAACTCATTATGTGGAATTCTCGCATCCCCCTGAAATATAGAACTGGTTTTGGTGCTAATCCAAATGGCGCATGTACAGCATCTGCTAACCCAATTAATATTGCTGATACTGCTTGTGGTCTTGGTGATGCTTTAGGTCTTGCTAATCTTTCTGTAAATATTGGCACAAAATCTGGGCAACTTGCGGGTGCAAGCGTAAAAACAATCTATCGCATCGCAGTGGAAAATGGCTATAATGGTAGCTGGAATGAGTGGTGCCAAAGTCCTATCGTAATTTTAAATCCTGTTAAAAATTTAGGTATCGATTTAAATGCAGGCGATATCGTTCCCGGAGAATCAGGATATGTCAACTTTCAATTTAGTTATATGATTAATAATGCTCCATTTATTTTTGCACAATCTGCTAATAATTTTGCTGATGTTGAAACTGTAGTAACAGTAGTTTATAAAGGAACTGCAAACCTTACACCTGATGGTTGTATTTTCAATCTTGGTGAACTTAACCATAGAGAGGTCGAAACTGCACTTAAATCACAACCTAAAGAAGGTATGCCATCCTCTGAAGTATTTCAACCAACAGTAAAAGCTGGTTCTCTTTTTGGTACCATGCGTTCCCTTGTAGGTAAAGGTGCATCTGCTGTTAAATCTGTAATGGAAAATCCTCTAACAGGTCAAGTTCTTGATTATCTTGCTAAACAAAAAGGAGGTGCCATGACAGGAGCGGGTATGAGAAAACGTATGTAAATTAATTAATTAATTATAAAAATATTAATATAATAATATTTTTATTTTCTCATTATATTTTATTATAATGAGTGCTTATCGTCAATTTGTAAAAGAACATATTCATGAATTTGATCATTTACCAAAACAAACAGATAGAATGAGAGCCGTCGCTTCTTTATATAGAAAACAAATGGGAATGCCTGCTAAAGCCAAATCTACTAAACCAGCCAAATCTACTAAATCAAAAGGTGGAATCATGACTGCAGGTTCAGTTGATAAACCAGAACTTTTAGAAATGGGGCTACAAGTTCATGAAAAAAAACAAAAAGGTAGACCAAAAAAATTAAAGGAAACTAAAGGTGGAGCGATGACAGGTGGTGCGATGACAGGTGGAGCGATGACAGGTGGAGGTTGGTTTGATGATTTTTCTAAAGGTTTTATGCTACCTTTTCAAGCTGTTTCACATCTTGCTCCCGTATTATCACATTTAGTATAAATTATTAATATAATCTAAATATATATTATATTAATGGCTGGAATAGAAAAATTAGTAAATTATTTTAGAACACAAGATTTAACTGGTGAAGAAATTGCTAAATTGGTTGGCAAACCTCCTGTAAGATATTCTAATTTAGGAAATTATAAAAATGTTAATCAATTATTAGGTAAAGAGGGTTATGTTGTTATATTATATGAAGTTAGTGCTAATACTGGTCATTTTGTTTGTTTAGTATCTCAAAATAATAATACACAATTATATTTTCAAGATTCTTATGGTTATAGATATGATGCTCCAATAACTAGGGGATTAGTTCCATATGATGAAAAAAATTATCCATTATACTTAACAAAATTAATAGAAAATGACCCTAGACCATGTGATTATAATAAAATAGATTACCAATCAAAAAACAACAATACTAATGATTGTGGTAGATGGGCAAGTTTAAAATGTTTATTAAAAGATATTAAAAATGATGATTTTAGACATTTATTTTTTAATAATCAGGATTCGTATTTGAAACCTGATAATCTTTGTGTATTATTAACATTAATAGGATTAAATAATATTAATGAATATTTCCAAAAAAATTAATCAGAATCTGTTTCAGAACTTGATTCAGAACTTGAACTAGAATCAAACAAATGATTATTATTACCAAATGTTCTTAAATCATCGCATCTTTTACATTCGGGGTCATATGTATCGCTATCTGCTCCATAATATGCTATATCATCTTGACAACTTCCACAACGTATTCTATTTATTTTATATTTCTTAGGTTTTTCATCAATTTCTATTTCAGTATTTAATTTATACATTTCAACTTGTTTATTTTCTCTAATAACTTTTTGTAATTCTTCATCATGTTTTACAATTAGATTACTTAATGAATCATAATTTTTAACACTATCTTTTTTTAATTTACTATCTTTTAATTGATCAATAAAATCTTTTAATATCTTATAATTCTTTTCAAATTCATAAAAGTATTCATGGTTGTCGCCATCAAAATCATCAAATTTATCTTCAAAATTTTCAGTAATAGCAACATATTTTTGTTTTAATTTATTAAATGTTGGTTTAAATTGAATATAAATAGCATCATCTGTTTCATTTAATTCATTAAATTCATTTTGACATTCATCTATTTGATTTTTAAATGTCTCCATACAAGAAAAATAATATGATTGATTAATATTTTTAATATATGTTTCTAATTTTAATTTTTCAGTCATTAATTCCGCAATTTTAAATTCAATTTCTTTTAAAGATAATTTTATAATACCTTTTGACTCTAAAAATTCATTTTTTAAATCCATTCTATATATATAATATTAGAAAATATATTTTTTATATTATTTTATATATTATATGTCCGTTTATATAGTCATTTATTAGGCTTATATATATTATATGTCCGTTATATATAGACATTTTAATATATAATAGTAAATATATACATAATATATAACGTTATATATGATTTAATACAA